CAAAAGCCCGGAAAAATCCCCCGCCCCTCCCCTAAAACGTATACGTTAGGGGGAGGTAGGGGGACCGGGATGCGGAAAAATTGGGGCAACTTCTCAACCGATGAACTTGAAGGAACGAAAGCATGACCACATCAAGACTCCACCAGATCGGCGGCACGCACTACACTACGAAAGAGATCCAGCCATGGGACGCCATGGAGGCTTGGATGAGCCACGAGGCATTCTTGGGATTCCTGCAAGGCAATGCAATCAAATATCTCGCACGGTGGAAAGATAAAGGCGGCATTGAGGATTTGAGAAAAGCGCGGCATTATTTGGATAAACTAATTGAGGTGGAAAATGGTACGCAGAACTGAAGAGGAAAAGGTAGATATTGCTGAGCAAGTCTTCGCACTGATGAGAAAAGGCAATAGCGCATTCAAAGCTTGCCAAATTGTCGGGATTCCTCAAAGCACGCTGAGCGAGTGGTTGAATAATAATCCCGCGCTCGTCGAAGAATACACACGCGCGCGAGAAGACCTGCACGAGTACATCGCATCCGAGATCATCTCCATCGCTGACGCTCCGGTGGGAAGCACTGAAAGCGGCGCGACTGACAACGGCGCGGTGCAGAAGCAGCGGCTGCAGATCGACTCTCGAAAGTGGCTACTGAGCAAGCTGGCGCCGAAGAAGTGGGGCGACAAGCTCGAGCTATCCGGCGACTCTGACCGGCCCATTGCGATTCAGCAGATCGAACGCGTGATCGTGAAAAAGTGAAGGACTAGGGTTTTTCCCATGTTGCGCTTGTGTTCGTTTGTGCTACATTAACACCACTGCGACACGACAACCGAAACGCAGCAAACAGGAGAAACGATCATGGCTAAGACTTTCAATTTCAGCGCAAACGGCTTGGACTTCGGAAACTGGTCTGCGGACACGCAGGACGCAGCGCAAGAAGCATTTGCGAGTGACTCTGGCTACAGTAGCTGGGCCGCAATGGTCGAGCAAGCCGAAGAATTCGGCGGCAACAATGTAGAAGTCTTAGAGATTTTCTAATTCACACAAGCCCCTCCGGGGGCTTTCTAACTGATGAAACTGCAAATTCAAACCCCAGCTTGGGCCGAGCCGTGGTTCAGGCCTGCGCGCTACAAGGGCGCATACGGTGGTCGTGGCTCGGGCAAGTCGCACTTCGTGGCCGAATACCTGGTCGAGCTGTCGCTCATGAAGCGCACCGATATCGTGTGCATTCGTGAGATTCAGAAGTCGCTCAATCAATCGGTGAAGAAGCTGATTGAGGCCAAGATCGAGGCGCTCGGGGTTGGGCATCACTTCGAGATCCAAGAGGCAAAGATCAAGGCAAAGAACGGCGGGCAAATCATCTTCATGGGGATGCAGAACCATACCGCAGACTCGATCAAGTCTCTGCAGGGCTATCACGTGGCTTGGATCGAGGAAGCGCAAAGCTTGAGCCATCGCAGCCTGGAGCTGCTTCGGCCTACGATACGTGAGGAAGGTTCAGAAATTCTGTTCACTTGGAACCCTGAGAGCCCGGATGACCCAGTTGACCGACTCTTGCGCGGCGACAATCCGCCGCCTGATGCCGTCGTGCTGCAAGTCAATTACGAAGATAACCCTTGGTTCCCGGATGTTTTGCGCGATGAGATGGAGTATGACCGCAAGCGCGACCCGGGAAAGTGGGCGCACGTGTGGCTCGGGCAGTATCAGCAAAACACAGAGGCTCGCGTTTTCAAGCACTGGCGCATTGACGAGTTCGAAGCGCCTGCCGATGCCGTCCATCGATACGGCGCTGACTGGGGCTTTGCTGTTGACCCGACCGTCTTAGTTCGGTGTCACATCATCGGGCGCACGCTGTACATTGATCACGAAGCATACCGCATCGGATGCGAGATTATGGACACGCCAAGCCTTTTCATGAGCGTTCCGGAGTCTGAGCGTTGGCCAATCGTTGCCGATAGCTCCAGGCCCGAGACGATCAGCCACATGCGGCGTAACGGATTCCCGAAGATCGTCGGCGCCGTCAAAGGCCCGCGCAGCGTTGAAGATGGCATCGAGTGGCTCAAGTCGTTTGACATCGTTGTTCATCCGCGATGCACTCACACAATCGACGAGCTGAACGCCTACAGCTACAAGATTGACCCGCTCACCTCGCAAGTGCTGCCGATCCTCGATGATAGGGACAATCACGTCATCGACGCATTGCGCTACGCATGCGAAGGTGCCAGGCGAGCGCAGACCGCGGCCAAGCCTCAGAGCGTGGCAATAGTCCCAACTGTCTCCGCATTCCGTCGCGCGTGATTTTTTGTGCGCTTTTGTGCTTGACATTGTGGGCGCCATGCCTCAGAATTCATACATCGCAACCCGAAACCGAAAGGCGACAAATGAACAAGTACCAAACCCAAGCGCATCAAAAATTCGTGGCCGTGATTGATGCCCGCGTTTGTGGCATCCCTTGCAAGCTCGGCATTGAGCACTACAACAAAGTGAATGGCCGTGATACGTGGGATTCAGACATGGATTACTACGGCTACACGGAAATGGAATGGGCGATTCTTGATCGCAACTACCGGCCCGCAAACTGGCTGGTCAACAAGATGACAAAAGCAGATCATGAAGAGGCGGAAGACTTGATTGATGACTTTTTTCAGAATCAAAAGCGCCGCAGAATGTGATATAAACAGCCCCGATACTTCGGGGCTTTTTTATGGCGCGCAGCAAAGCAGAAAAGTGGGCAGCAATTCACAGCGAGGCAATGGCCGAATTCGACGCCATCCAATCGTCCCTGCGCGATGAGCGCCTGCAATGCTTGCAAGATCGGCGGTTCTATTCAATCGCCGGCGCGCAGTGGGAAGGACAGCTAGGCGAGCAGTTCGAAAGCAAGCCACGATTCGAAGTCAACAAGATCCATTTGGCCGTTATTCGCATCATCAACGAATACCGCAATAACCGCATCACGGTTGACTTTGTTTCGAAAGACGGCGAGAGCGAATACGACAAGCTGGCCGAAACCTGTGACGGTCTTTACCGCGCTGATGAGCAGGATTCAGGCGCAGAGGAAGCTTATGACAACGCATTCGAGGAAGCCGTAGGCGGTGGCTTCGGTGCATGGCGCTTGCGTACTGTGTACGAGGACGAGGAAGACGACGAGGACGAACGCCAGCGCATTCGCATTGAGCCGATCTTTGATGCTGACTCTTGCGTGTTCTTTGACATGAACGCCAAGCGCCAGGACAAAGCAGACGCAAAACGCTGCTTCGTTCTCACGGCTATGACCCGTGACGCATACGCCGAAGAATGGGGAGATGATCCGGCGAGCTGGCCGAAAGACATCTTTCAACACGAGTTCGACTGGCTCACGCCGGATCTTGTCTACGTGGCCGAATACTACCGCGTTGAGGAAACGAGCGAGACTGTGCGCGTTTTCGAGATGCTGGACGGTGAGGAACAACGCCACACAGACGCCGAACTAGAAGCCGATGATGGCGCTTTGCTGGTGGAGTTGCAGGCCATCGGCGCCAAAGAAGTGCGGCAAAAGAAGGTCAAGCGCCGCAAGGTTCGGAAATACATCTTGAGCGGGCGCGCAGTGCTTGAAGACTGCGGATACATCGCAGGAAAGCATATCCCGATTGTGCCCATGTACGGCAAGCGCTGGTTCATTGATGGCGTAGAGCGCTGTATGGGCCATGTGCGCCTGGCAAAAGATGCTCAGCGACTGAAGAATATGCAACTCTCCAAGCTTGGCGAGATCAGCGCATTGTCAAGCGTGGAAAAACCGATCTTCACGCCAGAGCAAATCGCCGGACATCAGATGATGTGGGCTGAAGACAACATCAAGAACTACCCTTATTTGCTCATCAATCCGGTGACGGATGCCATGGGCCAGCAGGTAGTCGGCGGGCCAGCTGCATACACCAAAGCACCGAACTTGCCGCCAGCCATGGCCGCGCTCTTGCAGATCACCGAGCAAGATATGCAAGACGTGCTCGGCAATCAACAGCAAGGCGACAAGGTAGTGAGCAACATCAGCGGCAAAGCCGTTGAGATGATCCAGCAGCGGCTTGACATGCAGACTTTCATCTACATGAGCAACATGTCCAAGGCCGTGAAGCGCTCTGGTGAGATCTGGCTGAGCATGGCCAAGGATATCTTCGTCGAACCTGGTCGCAAGATGAAGGCCATTACCTCCGGAGGCACTTCGGAAGCGGTGGAATTGATGCGGCCAACGCTCAACAAGGAAACAGGCGAAGTCGAATTCGAGAATGACCTGAGCGAAGCTGAATTCGATATTGCCGTGGATGTTGGCCCGTCCAGTTCCAGCAAGCGCCAGGCTACCGTGCGCGCACTGACCGGCATGATGCAAGTCACGCAAGATCCTGAGACGATGCAGGTATTGTCAGCCATGGCCTTGATGAATATCGAAGGCGAAGGCGTGAGCGATGTGCGCGATTATTTCCGAGGAAAGCTTGTTCGGTTGGGCGCCGTGAAGGCAACAGAGCAAGAAACGGAACAAATGCAGGCTGAAATGCAGGGTCAGCAACCTGACCCGCAGGCCATGTATTTGATGAGCGCAGCAAAAGAAGCGGAAGCAAAAGCCATGAAAGCACAAGCAGACACTGTGCTAACTGTGGCAAAATCCGAACAAACTCGGGCGCAGACAATTGAAACCCTGTCAAATGTCAGCGCCACGCAGCAAAAAGCCGCCATTGAAACTGCGCAAGCAATCGGCGGCGCTTTGCAGCAGCAACAGAATACAGGCAATCCGCCCAGCCTTTAATGGGGTGAGTCAAACAATGGGGTAACTATGTTAGAAACGGCAGAAAACGAGGTAAACGAGCAAACTGAAATCATCGAAGAACCAATCGAGGCACAGCAAGAAACGGAAAGCCCAGAGCAATCCGCAGAAGCTGCGCCAGAAGCGGAACAAGATGACGAGGTAATCGTAAGCATCGGAGAGGAATCGCCACCTCCAGAAGAAGAGAAACCGGCGCCCGAGTGGGTACGCGACCTTCGCAAACAGCACCGAGAATTACAGAAGCGCAATCGAGAACTCGAAGCAAAGCTAAACCAAGAGCCAGCAGCTCCAGCGGTTACGGAGCTTGGCAAAAAGCCAACGCTAGAGGATTTTGACTACGACGCGGAGAAATTCGAGGAAAGCCTGGCCAATTGGTTTGAGCGCAAGCGACAAGCCGACGAGCAAGTGGCAAAGCTGCAAGCAGAGCGAGA